CAAAAGCCACCTTTCACTCCCTACTTCCCCGCAACGCGCTTACGTGATTTCTGCTTGCGATTCGGCTGCTTCGCGGTCTTATGGAGATTTCTCTCCGTCCGCGCATTAGCCGCACGCTTCGTCACATGACGTTTTCGGTAGGCAGGATTCCCGTCAAAGTGCGCGTCATCGTGGTCGTCGTAGATGGCCTTAGTCTTCGTCTTTTTCGTAGACACGGTTTGTTTCCCTCCAGTATCGCGTGAACTCTTCGTTCGTCTTTCTTGTCAGGTCAATTTCTCCTGATACTGGAATGCCACCAACCACGTACTTCGTAGGCGTGATCTTCGCCGCAGACCCGCCACCTGAGTTGTTGTATTCGTTGGTCGCCATCTATTGCCTACTTTCCAGCTACGCGCTTCTTGCTGTGCTTCTTCTTCCCAGACTTCTTTTCCAAATCTTGGAAGCCTGCAATGCGCTCCGCCTTGAAGTTTGTCGTGTGCTTTTTCTTTGCCATGTAGAGCCTCCGTTACTTGAGTATGGTTTTCTTAGAACCCTTGCGCTTGCTGCCGCCAGTTTTGTGGACATGAATCGTCGAATGCTTCTTGTTATGGTGGTTTGTCGAAACCGTGTGCTTTGCGTTCCTTGGATCAACTCTGTTGTGAATCTTCGGCATCTCAGTTCTCCTTTGCGTTAGAATTTCGTTTCTTGCGAAAACGCCCTCCGAAGACCGGAGTCCGCAGAGGGCGCTCGTTTGTCTGGTTCACCGGGAGAGGGAAGTCAGACCTTGTGAAAAAACTCGTTTGTTAAGCCCCACCAATCAATGTCAACTGGGCTTGCTTTGTTGAAATGCTGGAACCACTGCCGAGAGGAACCCATCCCGGAGTTCCTGTCAGAGAGAATGTGTACCAGAAGATTGCCCATGTTGCTGCGCCTGCGACTCCACCAATCGGAACCGGAACGCCAATGTAGGTTCCATCAGTTGTCACCGCAAGTCCGAGCACTGCATCAATGAAGAACGGAGTGAATGGTACCGCAATTATGTCGCCCGTCGTCTGATTGTACGAAGCAGTACCGTATCCATATCCGACATACACTTCCCGATTGCCGGTGTGAATCGGATACTTCACCGGAGTTAAAGTCGTGAGATTCATTTCTGCTCCTTATTTCAGAACCTACGGGGTGGATATTCCTACCCACCCCTTGGTGATTAGTCTTGGACTGCTGGACCAGTGAGCAGAATCTTGAACGGCGTGTTGACCAGAGGTGCAGTGATCGCATCAATGACCGTTCCGATGGTGTATTGGCTGTAGGTCGCCGCCGAAGCCGCCATCGTTCCGTTTGCCGTGCTACCGCTCGTCACAATAGCGTTGCCGCTAGCTGCCTGAGTCGTAGCCGCTCCAGAAAGCACTGTCGCAACTCCGAGTTCCTGAATGAATCCGAAGTTTCCGGGCGTGATCGTGTTCAAAAACACCATTGGGTGAACCGGGCCGATTCCAGCGTTGCCTGCTGAAGCTGTGCCAATCGCAAGGTCCGCACTGGTAATCACGTTCATCGACGGAGCATTCAACTGCGCTACAACTGTGCCCACTGTTCCGCCCGTTGCCAGCGTGAACGTTGGAGCCGAAACGTATCCGAATCCACCGTTAACAACCGAGACAGTAATTGCGGCTGCGCTTGTAACGATAACCTGAATCACCGCTCCAGATCCGCCGCCGCTGCCCGCTGGCGCTGCAACTTGATAAGTGCCGACTGTTTGACCGCTGCCCTGTGTCAGTACAACAGCAGTCTTGACTGACGATCCTGCGCGGATGAAGCCAACCGTTCCCGTCTTCACGTTCGCTGCGGTTGCGCCAGAGTCAACCTGCACATACCGATAGCGACCGCTGTAAAGGATACCGTTGGTGGGATACGACGCACCAAGAGCTTCTTCATTCGTCACGTCGAAGTAGTCGCCCTGATTCAAGCCGCCAGCCATGTAAGGGTATCCGGTTACAGCATCCCCTTGGCCTGACTGGTACGGGGAGTTCACATTGTTGAGCGCCAACCAAGTTGGCAGTGCTTGCTGTTGTGGCAATTTAGTTCTCCTTTTGCGCTAGGCAAACATCGACCACGGCGCTGTCAATCAACTTGTTAATCCCCGATACTTGTAGGAGGTCCCAGCGTTCTTCCATTGCTGCTTCTTTTTCTTTTGCGATTACCTGCCAATGACTCTGAAGCCCAGCGTTAATGTTGGTGGATATGCTGTCCTTCCGAGCGAAATCTATTCTCTGATTCTTAATCGAGGTTGGAAGAATCCAAAATCTGTCCTCTTCTACACCCCACAATACAAAGAAATCAGCGACTTCCGAATACGGCCTCATTGTGCGTGACAACCTGTTTTTGCCGCTAGGATCGTACATTTTCCTGCGTAGGCTGAATGAATACAATCCTGCTTGATATTTCTTCCTTGAAAGGAACATAAGACGAGCCGACTTGACTTGAATCTTCAACCCATTTCCTAGCATCAAGTCGTATCCCTCATCCACAGCAGGGAAAAGTACGTTGTGTCCGCATAGAGCCAACTTAGATGCGACAGCATACACTCCAGCCTGTCCCACTAAAGGAAGCCCCGAACCACCGTAATTTCCTTTCATCTTTGCCATTTCCAAAATCCTCCTAACTACATAATAACACAGTAGTTAGGTTATCCAATCGATGTAAAGCCATACGCATAGGCGTTCTGTCTCGGTTGCACGCAATACAGGTTTGTCGCTAGGCGCATGAAGATCGTGTCCACGCTCACGTTGTTCCACTGACTCGTTCTGCGAACGCCGAAGTTCCATCCGGGCTTGTCCGTGGTACGCAACTTGAACGTCTCAGGCGTCAAGAAGTAGATCGCTTCCGATGGCTGAATGAGCGCGTTCGAAGGTAGACCGGAGTTTGTTGGCGACAGGGTAACTGGTGCGCCGCTCGCGTTATTGAATTGTGGAGTCTGGTAGGTGATCGTCGCCGTGTTCGATCCAACGCCGTCCACCAAACTCGTGTTGCCCGATGCTCCACCAGATGCGAGCGGAATGTAATACTGTGCAACAGCAGACGGAGCCAGAGGATCGGAGTAAATCTGCGTACCGTTGAATTCCAGAGCATCCCAAGTGATGTCGTGCTTCGTGTTCGAGATGTCACGGCGGTAAGCGTCAAGAGCAATCGCAATCGCCTTGAATCCGAAGACGTTTGTGATGCCCAACTTCGGCCTTCCACCCGTGATCTTGCACTGCGACCAAAGCTGCATCAACGAACCAAAGTTGATTTGTCCCGGTCCTGACGTTGCAGGGGCTGCTGCGGTGCCGGTGGTTACCTGTGCGCCAAGATACAGCGGCGTCACGTTGATTGAAGCTCCAACTGCGCTGTTACGCAACTGCTGGCCGTAGGAGGTGTAGCGGTTGCCAAACAGCGAAGTGTCGATGCCGTTATTCAGCGCTTCGTCCAAGCCATTCGACACCTTGTAACGGTTGTCGCTCACCGTGGAAGATGATTGCTGGCCGTGACGGTACGAGTCCATTTCAAGCATCGTGTTGATCTGCATAACCAACGCTTCCATGAAGATAGCGTAGATGTCGCAGATTCTGGCAGGACCGGAGTTAATAACTCCACCCGTACCAGAGCCATCGTCCATTTCCCAGTCGTCCATCGGGAACCAAGACGCATAGCCCTTCTCGTAGAACTTCAGCTTGTCTGTGATCTGCTGACGAGTTACGGTGATCGTCTGACCGGGGTTCACACCAGCACCCTGTGGGCGACCATACAGGAAGACTTCCGTCATGCCTGCGCCACCAAGGTAAGGATCGGCTACACCGGCACGGCGCAACTCTTCAAGGAATGGCGTTCCCACGAAGAAGTTGTTCCAGACCACCTCTTTCCTTACACTTTCGAGGTTTGTAGAGTCAATTTCACTAAACGTAGGATCTGTTGGTGTGATCGGCATGTCTTTTCCTTTCAGCTATTTAAGCTGTTTTCTCAAACTCTGTCTTACACTACTGCTGCTTGCCGTTCTTCAAGAGCCTTGTGAATGTTGTCGAGAGAAGTCTGGTGGCGCTCCTGCGGAGTCATCCTTGTGGGGTCTTTGCGCTCTCCAGCTTTTTGCGCCCTCTGCAATTCGGTGAACTTCCCCGAACCCGGAGGCCGGTGGACATCAGGGTTGCTACCTATCTGTTCGGCGCGGAGCTTTTCCTTGGCGTTAGACTCATCCTGAATCTTCTTGAGTTCCGCCTTGTGCTCAACATCCTTCGCTGCTACGGCGGCGGCGGCGATGCCTTCGTCATGTGCCTTAGCATCGGCAAGACGAATCTCTTCCCGCCTCTCAGAAAACTTGAAAATCGAATTTGCGTAGGTGGCTGGGTCTTTGAACTTGTTTGCTTCCGACTGCCGTAAAAGTTCGGTGGGAGAAATCGGCATTGGTTTGCCGTAAAGGGTCTGGTATTCCCACTGAATATTGGCGACTGTACCCAAAGAGGTCCCCAACTGGTCGCGCACATCATTGATTGTGAAAGTCGGCGTTCCGGGAGTCTTGTTTGGATCGGCAGCGGGAGGAGTTACGGCGGCAGGGCTGAATACTGGAGCGTCTTCTGGCTTGATGCCAAGCGTATCAACCAATGTGGTTCTCTGTGCCTTGTAGAACGCTGCTTCTGCCGAAGCATCAATTGCGGCCTTGGCTAACTTAGCCCTTTCCGCTTCCCATGCAGCTACGCCGGGATTGTATGTATTATCCCAAAATTCCTTAACGCTTCTCTGCTGGAGTTCGGCGGCGTCCTGTGCGGTCTTGGCTGCTGCTGCTGCGACTTCCTGCGCTTTCCTATCAGCTTCTGCCTTTACCGCTAATTCCGATGCTGTTTTTTCTTTCTGCGCGGCGGTCTGTTCGATTCCCGTAACGTAATCTGTGAGACCAGTTCTGGCCTTCGCGTCAAGAGCATCAATCTGCTCCTGTGTCCACCCCGATTTGAGCAAAACTTCTGCGAGTGTAATCATGGTTCACTATCCTCCCGGATTTGTGTTTGTTAACTGACCTGTGGTTGCTGCGAGATTGGAGTTGGCTGAGAAGGCGTAACCATTGCTGTCTGCGCCTCTCCTATTGCCTGAACGATCTTGTTCATCTGTGACGCAATCTGGGGATACGCTGCCGATACCTGCTGAGCAACGTTCGACCAGTTACCAAGAAGCTGTTGGATTTGATTTGCTGGCCCCTGAGATGGGGAACCACCTTGAGGACCACCTTGAGGTGGTGGGGGAGAGGGTGGAGCACCTGCACCCGAAGGGGGCGCTCCACCTTGTTGATCCGGCGTTGGCATTGCTGGTGTAGCCATTTCTTCTCCCTGTTGGTTGGCTACAACTACGCCTTAATCATTGACTTCTTGCTGTGGCGCTTGCGCCCGCCCTTTGCCTTCTTGACGTGAGCCTTGCCCTTGTGTGATACGCGATGCTTTGCCATGGTGATTCTCCTTTGATTTGGTTGGTGGAGGGTGGATGGTCGCTACTACTTGGCGGCTACTTACGCCTTGTGAGCAAGTTTTTTAGCAACGCCCTTTGCATGGCGCTTCAGTCTGCGAGCTTTTCCTGAAGCAACCTTCTTGACGTGGGCAGCTTTTCCACCTACGTGATGACGCTTTGCCATGGGGTTCTCCTCGTGGTTTCGGTTGACCCAAAAAGAAAACGGCGACTCAGCCGTTTCCGACTAGAGCCGCCGCTTGTCCACTATGGAGGCGCGTATCTCGTTTAATTCATTATGAACATTAGGCAATGATTCCAGTTTTGTCAAGCGGAATTTTCATCCTAACCGGAAATACCTCACAAATTACTGTTGGCAACACCAACCGTTTTCCTCATTTTTACAGATTCATCTTCTGTGGCGCGAGTTTTCTGCTCTATATTTACGCCAACGAGTCCTCCATTACTCCAGACCGCAATTATTTTCCCTGTGGCTTTTGTCTTCCGCATCGTTTCAGCCCACTCGTTAAGGTCTGTTGGCAATTCCGCGCTCCCCTCTGTGAGCAGGAAATCTTTCTGTACTTTTAGTTTGTTTGTCATTCCCTCTCCTTATTTCTTTTGAGATGTTACTTACGAAGTCTTCACCGTTGTCCTTGCGTCCCCGCCCGCTCCGCCCTTTTGGGAGATTTTAGGACTCTTGGAATTTGAGGGAGGACGGCCACCGGGATGTAATCCTCCGCCTCCACCCTTACCGCCTCCACCACCCTTACCACCGCCTTCCTCTGGCGGTTGCAGACCGAGTTTCTTCATTTCCTCTTGCGCCATTGCCATACCAATTAGCTTGGCCTTGGTCAACTCTGTTTGCTCCTTGAAATACTTCTTCATTTCGTCCTTGGGATTGGCAATGTCCAATTTCTCAAACGTAGTTTCCCACGAGACCGGGCAATCTGGAGTTCTCTTTAGCTGCAGCCACTTCAGTTGCTCCTGCATCTGTGTGATCTTGAGTAACGTGCTAGGTATAGAAATCAAACGCAGATTCCTGACGAAGTGTTTTGCCCTAGCAAGTCTGTCGTACATCGACGGGGATGTTGGATAAATCTTCCCATCTGTCAATTCGTCCGGTAAATGACTTGGAACCATATCGTCAGGATTGTAGTCGAACATCTCCTTAGCGATGCCGTCAGGTCCAACATATTCAATAAGCCTTGCCGCGTCGAACCATTGAGGGATAAGAAATTTCATCCTCTCGCCCAGTTTCTTGTTTGCCCTTTCGATCCTCATCGCAATTCCTCTGGCGACAGGACCGATGGCCCCCACTTCCTTGTCTGCTGTGTCGTTGGCGAGATTCAACTTCATGTTGGCCAAGTTGCCAACATCGTTTAGCCCTAATTGAGCAAGCAATTTCTCTGAGAGGTACTTCAGCCAAGTGAAGTCGATAGTATCAACTGTCACCGAATCTGGGAGAAGTGATTGGAATGCCTTTGTCGGTTCCTGACCGCCTGCTAAGCCGAGACGAACATCTTCTTCAAAAATATCGAAGTGCTCAATCTTCTCTCCGCCATTAGTATCCAGATCATAACCCATTGGCGGATTCTTCTTGGCCGTCATGGTCTGATCGACCTTGCGCTCATGCTTCCTGATCGTCGTCTGGATTGAAGCTACATCTCCGACCAACGATCTACCAGAAGGCTCCCACGCAACATCGTCAACCGTATATTGGATGACTGGAATCTTTGGGTCCCAGTCGAATGAGGTGCCGTCGTACATCACCTTGTCGAGTCCCGAAGACGTAATGATGAGCCGAAGGTTTGGATAGATGCGGCAGTCCTCAACCATGGCGGGGCGGAAGTAAGGCTCACCATTCCTCATCCCTCCAAAGATTTCCTGCCCCAAGAAAGGAACCTTGTAAAACCAAGTGGTTCCTTCGTCTCCCATCTTCATCTCAAGACCCGTCGTATTGATTCGTAAGTCCCTAATGAATGTGTATCTTATCTCTGTGTATAGATTACCGAAGCTCCTGCTCTGCTGTTCGCCAACTTGCCCATAACGAAACGTTGCCGCAAAGTCCTGACGTTGAGCCTGAATCAGAGATTTGTAATTGTTTCTTCCGACCGTTTGAAGCTGACCGTAGAATAGAGGAAATCTTCCACTTGCCTCAGCTATTGGCATGAAATCATAAATCGTGCAAGCATAACAATCTTGAATATCATTTGTCCTAGACGGAACTTGAACTGGAATCACGTCGAGCAATCCCAGCGCATCGAAGACCATTTCCCGTGGCCCATATCCGTACTCGGACGCACGAACTTTAGACCATAAGTAACCGACACCCATGACCGTTGCGTATTGCAGAACTTTGAGAATTTGGAGAGGAAAATCAGACTCTAGGTAGATGCACTTTGA